CACAACCCTCCACAAAGCAACCCTGAGAAAACACCACACTAAACCATTTAGTGTAGCTAACTAGGGGCTATTGCCATAAGGGCAATAGCCCTAAGCAAGATACACTAACGCTTGTGTTCAATCCATCCTGGATTGAACATAAACACGGCGAATCCCCGCCTCTTTTAACACCCGGGCAAATGCCCGGGCGTATGCCTCTTTTCTGGCAAGGGATTGGTTAAATTGGTGTACCCAAACATACACACCACCCCCGTAAGATGTTCGGGCTAATCCGCTCGACTTCAACCATCGGGCAAATGATTGTCGAGCATCACCGATGATTATTTCGGCAAACCCACATACCCCATCATTGATCGTCCACTCTTGGACAACCGTTCTGTTGTCCAGGGGATTCGCCAGTTCCTGAACCACCATCGGTTCAGGCTGACAATTCCTACCGGCTTCTATGCCAGCGCCGTGGGCGGTATCATACAGCGCCCGATAGAACCGAGTATCTTTCTTTGTCATCTTTCAACCCTCCACAAAGCAACCCATTTACACGCCCTACGTACCTATAGGGTGTTTCATTATACCCTCTTTTGTTGAAGGGGGTATAACGAAACACCCTACTAGGGAAGTTTCCCTAGTAGGGTGATTCCCAACAATCAGAATTTCTTAGCCTCAGACCGCGCCCATTCCATGAAACGAGCGCGGTCGTGGCCGTTATAGCACATCTTGGGGAGCATCACAACTGTCCCCAAAGCCAAGTAATCAAGCGTACACTGCCCATCGGTGTATGGCAGTGTAACACTCGCCACGTACACGCCATCATCAAGCGGGTGCTTAAACTCTTTCGACCCCATCGTACCCCTCTTTGATACCCTGTACCAAACGAGCTCTACTTTACTACGCATCGTACAACCCTTTCACAAAACACAACCCTTACACGCCCTACGTACCTATAGGGTGTTTCATTATACCCTCTTTTGTTGAAGGGGGTATAATGAAACACCCTACTGGGGAAACTCCCCAGTAGGGTGTTCGGTTGCTTTGGGTTGCTTAGGTTGGGCTATCGGGTCCGGGCTATGTTCCGGTCCACCACCTAGCCTTGGTGGCACCCGTCGCTCTCAATTTTCAAACAGCTTGCATCGTGCGGCCATAAGGCCCGGATACGGAGGGCTACCAACCCGTATCGGCCGATCCCATCGGCCTACCCATCCTTGGACCCGTTCTCCCCTCACAAGCTTCCTTACTCTATTACCATTATCACTAGGGGGACAGGGAAGTCAATCCCGCCACTGGGGGGTCCGATCCGAATAAAGTCATAAGTGCCTACGAAATAAGCACTTACGGCGAGCAAAAAAATCCCAAAGTCTTGACTACCAAGGTGTCCGCTTGGTATTCTCTAGTACATAATATGGGCCACCGACTCCCCCATTATAGTTACTTGTCAAGGAACGCTTATTTAGTCGTTCTGCACTATAAATTAGGCTTTCATGGCGCGGCGCCTTGAGCTTACCAATCCCCCATTATTGGTACATAACAGAATGGCTTTCACGGCGCGGCGCATTAGGTGATTTACTTTATACCCAATGATGTTTCCCTCCCGCGCATTAGGTCGCGCAATAGGTTCCGCCCACGTTTCACGTTGCCAAGTATATCATGGTCGATAGAGCCCTCTGTCAAAATATAGTGATAAAACACCTTTCTGTTCCCACCTATCCTATGACACCTTTTGACCGCCTGTTGCCATACTATAGGGGAAACAGGGGTCTCGTAGAAAATAACCCTATTGGAGTTCTGCAAGTTTAACCCAAGAGCCCCAGATTGGTCGTTTATCACAAGGATACGTGTTTTTCCACTATAGAAAGAGTCCAATTTAGCCTTTTTGCCCTTAGTTCCAGAATAGACCCAAACACAATTATGCCCTTGCTCGATTAGCGCCGACTCTATCCACTTTCCAGAGTAAATATAATGGTGGAAAATAACCACTTGGTCATATTTCGGTATTCCATCCAATATCTCCAACAGCATCGGTATTTTCATGTTTGTTAATGGGGCTTTTACCACTATACCATCATCACCCTTATGGGTCAAAAAGCCACTAGCTAATGACCATAAATGATTAAACTTATTTGCTACTACTTGGGTATTTACCCCTCCAGAATCATCGACCACTTCCATTATATCATCCAATGCTTTATCATAGTGTTTCTTCACGTCCTCGGGCATTGGAACTACATGCTCTATCGACACTGTTTCCGGCAAATCGACACAATTTTCCGCTAGGTATCTAATGGAAACACTCCGGGCTATTCGATTCACTTGGCGCATTGTTTTTCTCTTAAACACCCACTTAACACCCCAAGGGGTTCTCTTTGGTCTAAAAAAAGCAGCCCGAAATAGCCCCAAAGTGTTGCCGAACGCTTTTCCCCCGTCAACTGCAAATGCTTGTGCCCATAAATCTTCCATTGTCGATCCTATGGGTGTTCCAGTTAAACCATATCTACGGGGTATTTGCCTAACTAGTTCTCTTGCAATAACTGATATTTTAGTGTTATGACCCTTAAGCGCTGTGCATTCATCATACACAACAAAATCGAATCTTTCCCCTATAGATTTAACATTAGCGACAAGGGACCTAGCACCTTTTACCTTGGGTACTGTGAACATCCTAGTCAAACCGGCATAGGTTATTACCACTATATCCGTATTCTTTTTCCAGAATATCCGATACCTTTCTTTCGGAGAACCCTCGCAAGTGCTTATTCGCAAGTGGGGCGTATGCTTCAAACATTCTCTTTCCCATACATCTAATGTGTTTATAGTAGGCACTAACACTAATGCCCTCTTTCTTTTGCCTAGCTTCCGTAAGTAGGAAAAAGTGTCAAGCATTACCTTTGTTTTGCCAATGCCCATATCCATGAACAATAGCAAATTGTCATAGTGTAAACTAATCAGAAACGAAACCAATTGATGTCTATAGGGCTTTGTCTTAAACCTTGGTTTGGGGTTCAAAAGCTCCAACTGATTATAACAAGTATATTCTAATTGGAGCTTTTCCGCCTCTATGTTGCCCAAGTCCCTATTTACGTAATCATATATAGCCTCTTTACTTATCATTTATCCCCCCATATTTACTCTTGGCAACCTTATCGGAGAATCATCACTCTGCAATTCCCTAATTAGGGCGTCTGCATATGATACAGCCAACTGAACCTTTTCGTTAACTATAGTCTCTTCATCCCAGGGCCCTTCACCCCCTAACATTGTATTAAGAAATTGTTTTGAACACTCTGCCCTAAACATGGCAATGCTAAATGCCATGTTTACTTGGGCTTGCTCAACAGCAAGTCTACGCTGGCGGATCACTTGCTCTGCCATAAAGGCTTTCTGCAAATCTTGCTCACTCATTTTCATCGGAATACTCCCTAATTAGGTTCCAATACTTTTGCCTCATGGCAACATCCCTTAGGCAAAATTGCCCAAATACATAATTCTGGGATATTACCACTGTGTACCCATCCATTTCGTTCCTCGACCTATCTACGCTCAATCGTGCTAAACCATAGGCTTTCTCCGCTTGGGTTTGACTGTACGTTAACACCGAATCAGCAGTCGCAATTTTAGAGTAGTCCTCCCCTACCATTTCTGCCGTAGTCGTACTATCCGACACCGAAGCCCTATTGGATTGGCTGACAACAGACAATGCCAAGTTATATTTTACTGCAATTCCCCTAAGTGCTTTGTATATGTTACCCAATTCCAGCCTATATGTATTAGTGGGAATACGCATAAGGTCTGGATAATCCACAATGAGTAAATCGGGAACAATGCCCTTTTGTTGCCCAAGGGTGTTCAAATACGCATCTAATTGTTGAGGGGTCAACTCCCCAGTGGGAAACTCTTTAACAACAAGAGGGGGCCGAATCCTTTTCGTTTGTTTCGCAACCCACTTGTATATACCACTATCATGTAATGATTTATTATCGTGCCTTTCCACTATATCAAAACCAACAAGTTGCCCAAACTTATTAGTAGAGAACTTTACTGACCTGAAACTACTAGGGTGTTTTGACATAGAGAATAAAGCCTGAACATATCGTTGAATCACCCTATGTTCAGACATTTCAAGGGTTATATGCACTACAGTATATCCACTCATTAAGGCCATTTTACCCAAGTGCACTTGCCACCATGATTTACCTTTCTTCGGTGGTGCAATGAACAACATCATTTCTTTCTTTGTAGGCCCTAGCTTATACACGTCAAGACTTTTCACCCCAGTAGGAATGACTACTTCAGCATCATCTATCATAAACTCAAGCGAGTCTGGTGTGCCGAATATAGTCCCTGGGTCAAAAGATGTTATAGTGCTTTCACCTAATGTTTTCCTAAGTGCCTCTTCCGCCTTATCAAGATCGCCCTCTTGCAGTGTATCAGCGGCCAATAAAATGGACGATTTTAGTCTTTGTGCCCTAACAAAATCGCCCAATTGGTCCATCACAAAAGAGGCATTTACCCCACCACTCCGCCTTGTTTCCAATACCGATTCGAGTATATCGGTAATATCCTGGATACTTTTAGGGTGTCCGCTCTTAAGTATAACGCACAAGTCTATCAAATGGTCCTCTGGGCAAACATCATATCGCCTATAGTAGTTATACAGTGATTCCATCACTAACCTATATGCCCCATCATACATAGATAGTGGAACCACCGTATGTATTGTTTTCGCCGCCTCTGTATCATACGCCATAAGATACAGAAGATTCTCTTGCATTGTAAAACCCAGCCGATCCATTATGACTCTCCATTTTGCCCACTTGCACTATAGACAAAGCCAACCAGCCCAGACTCAATATATCCAGGAAAGGCCCTATCGAAAATGTCCCTAATCCTTTGCATACAATTGCATATAGTCTTTACACTAACTGGAATATCCATTTCCCTCAACTGACCCACAATGAGATTCGCGCACATTTTCATTGCAATCAATTTTTGCCTATTGTCAAGTGGGCCAATAGACTCTACAAACTCCATTAGGTGTGGATACCCTTTATCAAAACAAGAGCATAATGATGGTGCTGCAACAGAACTAGGGGGTTCTGAAGCTAATTCCAAGATATATCGCATAAACACTATATCCCTAGATGGTTTGTTGTTATTGCCCAACAAACTATCCACTCTTGCTTTTAACCCCCTAAGCTCGTCCTCTGACATTTCTTCTGGTGGTTTCATCCCAAATACTCCAAACAAATCACGTTCCAATCAACACAAGGTTATACGATTATGGGCGAAAACGCCCGCGAATTCGCTCATAATCGTATACCTACTTGGAGGGAACAACCTAACTAATCGAACAGTATTTAACATATACCAAGTTATGACATGAAGTAAAGACCCCAGCCGGGGTAAAACTGGTATAAGTTAAATATGGCAAGGCGATTGGTTTTTGCTCTTATTTGGAGTATTTTGCCCTCATTTTGGAGTATCTTGTTCTTATTTGGAGTATTTTGCCCTTATTTGGGCATAACTCGTACTTTTTTCTTTGGTTTACTTAAAGCTAGCTCTTAACAGGGTGTTTACGTTAAACAAACTCAAAAAAAACTGTGCTGTCTTTACATAGGTGTTATAGCACCAGAACGCCGCACAAATCCAGCCCTTCGAGATTGCCTACCGTAGGTAGGCAACTCTCGGGCTGTATTTGTATTAGTAATTTTGGAGGGGGTTACAGGGGGAGGAACTGTTGAAGTGTTCACACTACCGGAGTAAAAACATCATGCCTACATTACCACGAAACTCAAAAGTCATATTGGAATCTATGGGCATTCCTTTTATTGAAGAGGGTAAAAACGTCAAAAGAGGCAATGTCTGCATCCATTGCCCATATTGCGGGAGTCTCGACCCATCTTTCCATCTTGGAATAAACATTAAAAATGGTAGGTGGTCCTGTTGGAGAAACGCAAGTCATAGAGGGAAAGACTTAGCCGGTCTTATTAGTAAAGTTTGCCATATCCCGTATAAAACGGCACATGGTATTGTGTGGAGCGGCTTAAGAGATCGAAAGGGTTTCAAAGAACAACTACAAGACATATTAGATAAAATGACCCAAGAGGAAAAACCCAAACCAATTCCCTGGCCGAAACAATTTGTGCCTATAATGGAAAAGGATAGATTCTGGGAATACATGCGCACTAGGGGTTATAATACAAAAGCACTAAGATGGGTATTAAAGAATTACCCTATTTACAAAGCCAATACTGGTAATTACAAAGATAGGGTTATATTCCCTATTTATGACTTGTCAGGCAATCTAACCGGATGGGTTGGCAGGGCGATAGGTGCTTCAAAACGGCGTTATATGATGGAAAAATGGGGTAATTACGGGGTGTTGTTCCGTAATCGTATAGCTTACGGGGGCAGGGCGTTAGTTATTTGCGAGGGGCCCTTTGATTCTCTTAGGGTAGATTATTTGGGGCGAAACCTTGGCATACACTCAACTGCGCTTTTTAGTACAAATATCAAACCGAGTCTTATTAGGGCTTTGAGACTATTGAGTAATAGGTACGACACTATGGTTGTCTTGTTGGATAAGGGCGAAGAGACCAATTCGATAAAAGTCGCATTGGAAGTCGGAGCAAAAGTCATTCCCTTGCGAACAGTAAAAGACCCGGCCCTATTGGGGAGTCTTGATAGTGTCTTGCCATTTATAGACCAATGAGTTTCGGCGCGGCGGAACGCAACCCCGCGTTTCGAGGGTTGCGCCGACACCACCGAAAAAAAAGCGCTGATTACTGAACTGGTAAATCACCCATAATCGGCTCATAAAAATTGCGATTTTCCGGGAAGCATGGTGAAACGAGACAAACGCGAGAAAGAGTACCCTTAAGAGCCAAATAACGTGCTTTGTTTTCTTTGGTGTGATTACAGCATATAAGCCGGAGGAAAAAAGTGGACTTGCATATAAAATACAGACCAAAACTTTTGAAACAAATTAAGGGTCAAGACCATATAACGACTATGCTTGAAAAAGCCCTAAGAAAAAACACGTCGCATAGTTACTTACTAAGTGGACCAAGTGGGGTAGGCAAAACAACAATAGGGCGAATCATTGCAAAAAAGTGCATGGTCGATTTATCCCTAAACCTAACTGAAATTGACGCTGCAACTCATAGTGGTGCAGACGCTATGAGGAAATTGACCCAGAATATGATTATGGGGGGCTGGCAAGGCGGAAACAGGGCTGTCATAATCGACGAATGCCATGTACTATCGAAAACCGCTTGGCAAGTATTGCAAAAACCAATAGAGGAACCACACGATAAGTGCTATTGGATACTTTGCACTACAGAAAAAAACAAAGTGCCCAAGACCATTACAAATAGGTGCATTTGTCTTGACTTACAAGTTATCGACGATAACTCAATAAGGGATATTCTCTCCAACATCATCGAAAAAGAAGATATGAGGGTTTCCCACGATATAGTAAATGCTATAGTGGAAAACTCTAATGGAAGTGCGAGAAGGGCTATCACATATCTAATGGCGTGCCAATTCGCGGATTCCGTAAAACACGCCAATAGTCTTATGCTCTCTAGCTTAGATAGCCCAGAAGTAATTGCTCTATGTAGAGCAATATCTAAGAAACAGTCTTGGATGAAACTAATGAAGATTCTAAGGGGCATTCAATCGCCACCCGAAACCATTAGACTAACTATCAGGGGGTATTTTCGTGCTGTTGCAATGAACGAGCACGGATTACCAGAATATGCCTTAATGGTATTGGATAGTTTCTCTGCCCCATGCGACAATTCGGATGGACTAACTACCCTAGTAGAATCCATTGGGCGTGTTGTGGAATACTATAGTGACACTCGAAAAACATGCACAAACTAGAGAGGAAAAACACTAATGAAACGTAGAGCAAGGCTTAGTGATGTTGTTTCCGAGTATGTTTCCCACGATGACCCCATTGACAAGGAAAGTTTTCCGGCGGACTATGACGAAAAAGACCTATCCAATAGATTACCGGATAGGTATAATGAACTAAAAGAACAACTGAAAATCGACAAGGACAATCTTGATTTGGAACTAATTAGGCAATTAGACCTAATGAGAAAAGTGGGAGAATTATATGCAGAGGCAATCTCCCATAGGGATTGGTACAAAGACGCTGTTGACTATGTAATGTCCGAAGTGGACAATGACATTAGAAGCAAACTAGAGAGAAAGGGGGAAAAGGTAACAGAGGCAAAGTTAAGTAAACTGGTTGTCGCCCACGATAAAGTGAAGAGAGCAAAAGTGGGGTATACCCTTGCAAAAGAGCTTTCCAATAAAATAGGGGTTTTGAAGGATACCGTTAGCACGCGAAGCCACGCAATACATGATTTAGTAGAATTATGGTTGGGTAATTACTTCACTACTTCTGCGATAAAGGGTGAAAAGATGGGGTCTGTAAAAGATGAAGCAATCGAACGTGCCAAGAGCAAACGGAGAAAAAGAGAATGGTTTTAGACTATTTATACTATATCGGTCTTTCGGTTGTTGTTTACTTTTGTGTCCTATTCTGCACTCACTCACTTGTTTACACTATAGTAAGTGCGTTCTACGATGCAAAGTATCGAGTGATTAGGCGTTTACTTTTTACTAACAAGGGAGAAACAGATGAAACGGCGAAGAGAAAGAACTAGTGAGAGTCGATGGGGTAGTTACAGGGGTAGGACAAAAGACCAAGTGCGTTCTTCCGCGGAAGAGTCGGGGGGTGCTTTTGATTCTTACATTAAGTCTGGGATTGACACTTTTACTCCAAAGGACGGTTCTAATAGAATTAGGATATGTCCACCTACTTGGAAGGGGTATAAAGACTTTGCCTTTGATGTTTGGGTGCATTACAGGGTAGGCCCAGATGAACAATCCTACTTATGCCTTTCCAAGATGAAGGGTAAACCCTGCCCTTTGTGTGAAGAACGCATGAAAGCGTCAAAAAGAGGGGAAGATAAAGACTATATTTCTTCCCTACAGCCCAAGATTAGGAAAGCGGTTTGGGTCATAAACCGTAAATCGAGTGATGGAGAACAGCCGGAATTGTGGACAATGCCCCCTGGCGTGCATCGGGAGATAAACGAATTGAGTATCGACGAAGAAACGGGAGAGTGCATCTTTGTTGAAGACCCAATGGAGGGCTTTGACATTAAGTTTAAGAAACAAGGTAAAGGCATTAGAACAAACTACAGTGGATTACAGATTGAAAGGAACTCAACACCCTTAACTAGCGACGAAGATTTATTGGAAGAGTGGAAAGACTTTCTGGTCAAACACCCTATTCCAGATTGTTTGCGGTATTACAGTTATGAGCATATCGCAAATGTATTTGGGGGTAAAGTTTCGACATCAGAAGATGAAAACGATAGGCCCAAACGCTCTAAACGTCCAAAGTATGAGGACGAAGATGATAGGCCCAAACGCCCTAGGCGTTCCATGTATAGAGAAGACGATGAAAGCGAGGACGAGTATTTAGAGCGTTTACAGGATTTAGAATATGAGGACGACGACGACGAAGATGCTCCCTGGTAATTGATAAATCCTACTTAGGCACAATACCCCATATAATTTTGTATGGGGTATTGTGCCAAATAACACGGAGCACAACAAATGGTAAAACGAAATAGATTGAAAGAGTCATTAGGGAAGAAAGACCTATACGAAATTACAGAAGAAAACATAAAGGGTTTTATTCCCAGTGGGTGCACTCTATTAAACTGTGTGCTTGGTGGAGGGTTTGCAAGGCCACGTATCATAAACATCATAGGGGATAGAAGCACTGGAAAGACCTTGCTTGCAATAGAGGCAAGCGCAAACTTCAAGAGGGTTTGCACTAATGGGGAAGTCATATACTACGAAACGGAGTTTGCTTTCGATAAAGACTTTGCTCAAAGTGTGGGGTTTCCCACCGATGCTATATTCCCCAAGGGAGTTGATACGGTGGAAAAGTTCTATAAGGACCTGTGCGATAGAATTGAAGCAAACAATACACCAAAGTTTGTTATAGTGGATTCATTGGATGCGCTCACAACGAAACAAGAGTCAGAAAGAGATATGGGCACTTCCACCTATGGGACAGAAAAGGCTAGAGCTATGTCGGAACTGTTCCGTAGAATAACGGGCAAGTTATCCAATAATGATTGTACCCTAATAATCATATCCCAAACAAGGGATAACATAGGCGTCATGTTTGGAAAAAGATATACCAGGAATGGAGGAAAAGCACTAGACTTTTATGCCAGCCAAATACTGTATTTGGCCCAGAAAAAGCAACTGAAAAAGACAATAAGTAAAGTAGATAGGGTAGTAGGTATACATATCATTGCAAGATGCGAAAAGAACAAGTGCGCCAAACCGTTTAGGTCATGCGAGTTTCCCATAATTTTTGATTATGGTATAGATGACCTATCGGCTAACATATCCTTTTTGGAGTCTATTGGTAAAACCAACTCAATCCCCTTGCCTAATTGGAGTCCACTACCGAAAAACACTAAGACTTTTATGAGGGATGTATCTGAACTAAGTAATACCAAGTGGAAGAAAGTTTGTCGCATGGTTTCCTCTTATGTCAAACAAACATGGAACGACATAGAGGATAGGTTTGAACCCACTAGAAAAAAGTACGAGGACTAAAATGAGTGACACTCTTATTGTTGAGGACGTTAAGAAAGAAGAACCTAAAAAGCAACAGAAGAAAGGACCGACAAGGTGGAAGTGCCCTGTTTGTAAATGCTATTGTGGGAACCCCCATAACAGAAAGTGTAGTTTACTTGAAAAAGATGGGGATAAGGTAGGACAACACCATAGTAAGGAAGCACTATACAAAATTGCCCGTGCCTTACCAGAAAACAAAAGGCGGCTTCCCCCCAATAGCAAAGCAAAAGGTAGTGCTTTTGAACGGGATATTTGTAGGAAACTTTCTCTTTGGGTAACGCTTGGAACAAGGCATGATGTACTTTGGAGAAGTGGAGGAAGTGGTTCTATGGGAACCAAGGGGACTTCCACTAATCAGTTTGGAGATATTTGTAGCGTTGACCCATTGGGTGAACCATTGGTGCAAAACTTTGTAGTAGAGTGTAAGAACTATGCAGACGCGAAGCTAGGCAATAGCATCTATCAGCGCCCAGGCAGTTTGCTCTTCCGATGGTGGAAAACCCTATTGAGGGATGTAGCTAAAGCAGAAGAGGCAACCAAACTTAGGAAAATTCCCCTACTTATTATCAAAGAAAAGAGGCGACCCGCTCTTGTCGCCACTGACATTATGGGTATGGCAAGGTTTCACAACATATCACCTATTTGCTGTATTGCAACCCCCTTAAAGGATAAAGACGGTAACTATTTTCACACTTATATTTATACCCTAAGAGCAATCATTGGGACAAAAGCTGGGGATGTTTTCAAAAGTGAACAAGAGCTAACTGATAAAACGATTGAACCCAAACAGAAGAAAAGAACTAAAAGGGTCCGGCTTGGGAAAAGTGGAAAGAGAAAGAGTACTAGGGAAAGACTTAACTAATAAACCCTATTAAACAGGAAGTACCATGAACGCCCTTGTAATAGCGGATTTACACCTAAGTAGCTCTGAACTAGAGGGGTACAGATGGGATGTTTTTAATTGGTTGCATACCACTATAAAAAGAAATAGGATAGTCAACCTAATCATATTAGGGGATTTGACAGAACGAAAGGACAATCACCCAAGCGAGTTGGTCAATAGGGTTATTGACCAACTCACAAAGATTGTGTCTTTGGGGGTTTCGGTTCACGTGCTTATGGGAAACCATGATTACTTAAAACCGGATGAACCCTATTTCAGATTCCTAAACAAATTGAACTATTGTTGGTTTCACAAAGAGCCGCACTTTGTGAAAATCCAAGGGACCAACTGTTTATTTTTACCCCATAACAAAAAAGGATATACGGACATACACTTCGGTAATGCTGATTACATATTTGCCCATCAATTATTTGACGGCGCAAAATTACCTAACGGAAGTAGGGTAAATGGTTTGTCCACTTATGAGTTTGAGGGATATAGGGTATTATCTGGGGATATACATAAGTACCAAACTTTGGGTAATATAACCTATATTGGCCCTCCACACCCTGTCCACTTCGGAGAAAAGACAAGAGGGAACGCCCTCTGGATAAAGGATAAAAACAAGGAAACAAAGTTGGTTGTTGGCAGTATTAGAAAAAAGGTAATTAACCTAACTGATTTAACCCAATTAAACGATTCCCTAGAATCGGGGGATCACGTCAAAGTACGGTTGAAGTTAAAAGATCCAACTAAGTGGAATAGTGTAAAGGAATCTATTGTTACGGCTTGCAAAGATAAAGGATTAGTGCTTAGGGGGATCGAATTACAACCAACAGAGCGTACAAAGAAAAAAAGGGTTCCGTCAAAAAAGACCCTATTGAAGAACTATAAGGACGTGTTCTTTGAGTACTGTAAACAAAGTAGGGTAGCTTCATCAATAGAAGAGATTGGTGAAAAATTACTAAAGGATAGATAAAATGAGATTCATTTCTCTGTTTATACGAAACTTTCGCTCGTTCTCTGGAAAGCATAGAATATCGTTTCCACAAGCCCCTGGTTTGTATATCCTAAAGGGAATGAACAAGGATAACCCAGTTTCCTTTGGTGCAAATGCCGTAGGTAAGTCCAATCTTTGGGACTCTATTTGTTGGTGCTTATTTGGCAAAACATCTAGGGGCTTAAGGGCTACTAATGTAGTGTCTTGGGGCTATAAATATTGTCAAGTGTTCCTGACTTTTGAGATAGAGGGTAAAACCCATACCGTTAAAAGAGAACAGAATCCGAACGAGATACTGCTAAATGATAAAGTTGCCAATCAATCCGACATAGACGATTTACTCTGTTTACACTATGACGAATTTCTGGCGTGCGTTCTACTCGGTCAGTTCAACCGATACTTTTTCGATAATCAGCCCGCTGAACGTTTATCATTCTTCAGTCAATTATTAGGGTTAAATTATTGGTCAGAATTGACCAATAAAGCTAAGGATGTATCTGCTTCAATTGAGCGTAAGCTGGTAAAATTGCGTGAAGATAGTGTCAGTTTTGCCTCAAAAAAGATTGAGATAAAAAACACTATAAGCAAGTTGCGCAGAATCTTAAAGGAAAACGAGGAAACAACAAAGGTTCAATTGGCCAAAATGGAAGATGATGTAGATGAACTAAACCAAAGGATAAAAGCGGCAAACAAAGATTTAACTAGGGCTATTATTGCAGTCAAGGATATTGACGATAACCTAAAAGAGGCGACCGAATCGTTTCAGTTGTCAAAGGAATTAGTCGATGCTTATAGGGAAAAACTGATTAGATTGATACAGCTAAAGCAAAGTGCCGATGCTCAATTAGAAAAAATCAAGGAAACAGCCCCCTTGTGTTCTTTGTGTTTACAACCCATATCCGAATTGTACTTGCAAGACTTGATAGAGCGTCACAACAAAAGAACAAAAAGCATTGAAAGAAAACGTATTAGGTTACAAAACCTATTGGATAAGTACAAGATAGGGCAATCAGACGCTGATAATGCAATTAGGGAGTTAGAGGACCAGAAGCAAAGATTAGTGGAAGTACGTAATAGAGTTGACAACGAGATTTTGTCAATGAAACAAATGATCGAAACAAAGAAAGAAGAAATAAATAGGTGGGAAACTACTAGAAAACGGTCGAGCAAAAAATTGAGAAGAGAGCTGACCGATTGCACTAACTCATTGCACAAATACACCATACATGTCAAAGAGATAAACAATAGAGTAAAATCTTTAAGTAAGGAATTGGCCGGAACAACCTATTGGATAAATGGGTTCAAAGAGCTAAGGTTGTGGCTGATCGACAGCGTTACCTTGGAGTTTGAAATTGTCACTGCGAATAACTTGGTTGCATTGGGGCTTTCAGATTGGATCATAAAATATGATGTAGAAAAGCTAAGCACTACTGGTAGGTTTATTCCAGGGTTTCACATATCCATTATTTCACCTAATAATGACGAACCAGTAGATTGGAATAATTGGAGTGGGGGAGAAACACAAAGACTTAGAATCGCTGGCGCAACAGCAATGGCAAGCCTGATTAGCAACAGAAAAGGTGTGTTTCCAGAAGTAGAGATATGGGACGAACCAACTACCCACTTATCCCCAGAGGGTATAGACCACTTATTGGAGTGTTTACGTTCTAGGGCGGACAATAAACAAATATGGGTTGTTGACCATACAGGATTAGCCTACAGTGGTTTCGATTATCAGTACCTAATAACAAAGAAAAATGGGGTAAGTAAATGGGTGGGAGAAGTAGAATTAGGTTAAAGCTACATACAGAAGATATAGGGGATTCCTGGTTGTGGGAGTATGTAGACAAAACCGAAGGAATTACACTAAGTCAATTTCACAAATTGAGGCGTAAATATGGCAGACACACACTAAAAAGCTCGTACTCTACCAAAGACGGTAATAATTGGTACAAATCATTAGAGGGTTCCAATGAAAAGAAAAAGACTAAGAGCGTCAACAGGAAAACCAAAGTGTTATCGGTGCGAAAAAACAGTAACAAGATCAGGCGATTGCGCTTGCACTGATAATGTGTGCCTAATACATGGCGATAGCTCAAAGATTCTACCATATTTTGATAATGGTGTGTTTGATTCAATCGTGAGTGACCCACCATATCCAGAAGTACCAAGGGAATACGGTAAGCTATCAGTGCTTGATTGGTTTAATTTGACCAATACTGTTATCTATAATTGCAAACGTACTTTGACTGAACGCGGCAGTTTAGTATTTATACTCCAACCAAATAGCGAAAAGTGCGGAAAGATGCGGCCTTGGATATGGGATTTTATGTCTAAATGGTCTAATGATTGGAACGTGGTTCAGGACATTTACTGGTTCAACACTGCACCATCCCCAACCATACATATAAGCAGAAAGTTTGGCTTACTAAAACCATCCATTAAGTATTGTGTATGGTTGGGTTCCCCTAATTGTTTCAGACAACAAGATGCGATTCTAATGGATATGAGTTTTGTTTCATTGAAAAAGGCTAATGATTTTAGTCAAGCAAAATTATCACCAAGTGGGCTGCATTGTAAATCGAGGGCCTCTTTTTATCAAAGGGGTATTCAGTCTGGGGGTACTTGTCCCCCAAATGTTATAGTAGTAGCTAATTCAAATAGCCGTGCTATTCCATCCACTTACAGGCACCCAGCAAGGACACCCAGTTTTCTCGCTAATTGGTTGATTAGGTACATAACACCAAAGGGAGGAATCACAGTAGACCCTTTTTGTGGTTCAGGAACAATGCTATTTGAGGCAAGGAAACTTGGGGTAAGGGCCTTAGGAATTGAAGCCATTAAAGAGTATTGTGACATCTGTTCTGAAAAACTGGAGAGCATTAAATGAAAAGGATTAGGTTGCACACCCCACCAGAAAATGAGAAAGAAGCAGCAAACAGACGCATTGAAGGAAAGAGATATGCGATAGAGTGTTTGGAAAGTATTTCGGGTGAAACAAATGAGTTTATTAGGGGATTTTGGAGGGCCCTATTACGTGGAGTTCCAGACCTAAAGGGGGACGAGTTTGACGTTGAAAAGGCTATAAAAAAGATGGAGGGTAATAAGCCTATGACAAAAGAAGAGGCATATATTTTTGAGAAAACAGCTTGTTTTCCAATAGGCCCTTATGCTAGTGTAGAAGTATCCAATGTGCCAAAGCACCATGTTCTCGATTGGTGCGAAAGGATACTTCCATTTGCCCAAGAGCTAATGCGTTATAGAATGTCACAATCAGTGCGAACCAAACTGAACAAGATCGAAATATGGTAGAATCTTTGAGCTATCGCCATGTAAGGGAGAATAAAATGCTTTACATCATTACAATCTTTTGTCCGCCTTTGGGTGTTTTGTTCACTGGCAAGATTTTCCACTTTGCATTTAGTGCGATTCTACTTGTTGGTACCCTAGCGTTTCCCCCTATTGGTCTTTTCCTTTGGATTCACGCCCTGGCAGTGGTATCTAGCCACTATTCGGAAAAGAGGCAAAAGAAGTATTTTAACTTGAACAAGAAACTCCAAAAGAAAATACTAAAGGAAATGCGTAGATAGCGTACTATTGGTGAACACAATAAGTTAAAGGGAAAACACAATGGACGGTCTTTTCACCAAGTTACAGATTAAGAGTAAATCGACTAATGAACCTATTACCCTTAACGAAGATGGGTGTGATAGTTGCCCTTACAACCAACTCAAAATCTTATCGCCTAAAATGAAACCTACTGGGTCAAACAAACCAAGGATTTATATTCTCGGAGAAGCCCCAGGAAAAAACGAGGACCAACAGGGAAAGCAGTTTGTTGGGAAAGCTGGTCAAACATTAAGAGCATGTTTACCCTCTAATACACCCAAAGAGTGGATAAGATGGAACAATGTAGTTAGATGTTTCCCACCGGGTACTCCAACTAATAGAGCTTTATCCTGCTGCTTGAAGTATTTGATAGAGGACATAGAGCGAACTAAGCCAAAGGTGATTATAGGATTTGGCGCAATTCCATTACAAGCACTTCTAAAGGAAAACACCATAACAAATTGGAGGGGTAGACAAGTACCAATAAAAGTAGGCAATCACGCTTGCTGGTATTTCCCTTGTTTACACCCATCATACGTTAACAGAATGGGGCAAGATTACCTATATGATTGCTTCAAAAACGATATATGGGAAGCCATTGATAAGGTTGTAATGGGGATGGGAACACAATCCCCTATTATTCCAACAACAAGGGAGATTACATCCAACATTGCCACGTATGATGCGAAACGCGCTAAGCTCGGTGTCGAGAAGTTACAGAAGATTGTTCATGGGCATAGCCTATTAGCATTAGATATTGAAGCTAATACATTAAGACCATATCATAAAAAGTCCAAGATATTGAGCATTGCTTTCACAAATACAAATGATGAAACGATTGCCCTAGGGTGGTGCCCCATTGTAGCCGACCAAGTATATGACATATTGACAAAGCATAATGCAGGAATAATCATACACAACCTAGCCTACGAATTAGAGTGGTTCTACCATATATTCGATAGAGATAAGCGAATACTTTGGCGCAATTGGGAGGACACCCAAGCACAAGCATTTACACTAGATGAAAGAAAAAGGTGTCATTCCCTTGACTTTCTCACACTAGAATACTTTGGGTTCAGAATAAAGAGTGTGTATAACCTAAACAGGAAAAGGCTAGAGGGTTATTCTGTAAAAAGACTGCTAGAATATAACGGTCTTGACAGTAAATGGACAATGAAGCTGTATCACAAACAAAAGAACAAAATAGGGGGATCACTCTTTAAGCCCTATAGAATGTACGTTGACAGAACCCCAGCGCTGGTTTCGATGCAAGCCCAAGGATTAGATATTGACTTCAATAAGGTAGAACACCTAAGAAAAAAGTTTAATAAAGAACTATTGGTGGCAAAGAAGAAACTATCAAAAGTAGGACCCATCAAAAATCTGCAAATAACTACTGGAAAGCCGTTTAATCCATGTAGCCCAGCGCAAGTAAGTAAGCTGTTTTACTCTATAGGTAGCCCTCTTCCAAACACAAGGGAAGAAACACTTGATAAATACAGAACCCATGAAGTATATGGTCCAATAATATCCGCCATATTGAAAGTCAGAGGGTATGAGAAGCTATTGAGCACTTACCTTAATAACCTAACTAGGGATAGTGCTCTAGTGTATCCAGACGGGAAGATACATACCCAGTACAATGGACTATTTGTTAGCACTGGTAGGCTATCCAGTGAAGAGCCCAATGTTCAAAACTTCCCAATTAGGAAACATCCAGAGATTAGGGAAGTTATAGTTGCTCCCAATGGTTGGAA